CCCAAAAATTTCTCCGGGGGGATATTTTGTCAAATGTTTTCCAAAAAAGGAGTGCAAAATTTATGCCTGTAGTAGATAAAACTACGTTGAAGAGCTACTTCAACGACGGAGATGTTCCAAATGAGTTGCATTACATTGATTTAATCGACTCTCTTGATAGTCATCAATGGGTTTTGCCATATGATGCCGCTTGGCCTGGAACTCAAGGGTCTCCTTTAATTAGTACTAGCTTTAATGGAGATTCATTTTCAACAGTTGGAAAAACTCTTATTGATCTTAGTGCACAGTATGGTGTTCCAGCCGGTATAAGGGCAGCTCTAATAACAGTTCATTGTAGAGATTCCGGAAGTAGTGGTGGAGATTATTGGGCAGCGGTTTCACCTAATAATGTATCATCATCCTATATTGTTGGATGTAGAATTAGTTATGACCCAAATGATGCGTTACGTTCGGCTTCTGGTATTTGCCCTTGCACTAGTGATGGTGATATTTATTATCAAATTTTTGCTTCTGGATCTGGAACAATGGACGTCTGGATTGAGATTTGGGGATATGAATTATGAAATACTTACAATTGGAAAACTATGAAGTTATATCTGTCTCTTTTATAACAGTTACAAACGCTATCCCTGTACCGAACGATTTCGAAGTTCGTTTTCGTACTTATACTCCAAGTGGAATGGAACCGGGCACAATTCTCACCCAAGAGCAAATAGATTTGTTTCTACAAAAGGATATTGAAGTAACTGCTAGAAAGCAAAAAATTTTAGATGAGATTACATCATTGATTGGATTATCTGTTTTATCTTTAACAGATGCTCAGCGGTGGAAGTTAATAGCTGCTGTTTTCTACAAATTAGGTGTTATTTCATCGCTAGGAATTGTCAATCAATATTCCGACTGGCTCGATTTACATGATTAGATTCTAAATACTCTAGGAAGAGATATCGAGACTTTAAAAATTAATGGTATTGTTTTCCGTTCTCCTTTTCAAGATGCCATTTATAGGTTGGAAAAGTCAAGATATCTCTTCCTAAAGTATATAGAAACTTTTGTAAAGTATATATTAATGTGTCCTAAAGGAGGTCAAATGAGAGACAATCATGACCCAAGAGCATCTATTGGTCGCCCAAGTGACTTTAAATTATCTGTTAATGTGATACTAAATCGTCAAATTCCTCAGGTTTATGTTAATGAACCTTGGGGTCTTGATGCTTCTAGCTATCAGGGAATCATAGATTGCTATGCTCCAAACTGGAGTAGTATAGATTTTGTTTATTTACGTGGAGGAATATCTTGGGGGACTAAGGATGCTCGTTTTGATTTTAATTGGTCCGAATCTCGAAGACGAGGTAAAAGACGTGGTGCCTATTTTGTGTTGTATCCTGGAGAAGATCCAGTAAAACAGGTAAATTTCTGGCTTAGTATTCTCGATGGTGATATGGGAGAGTTGCCTCCTGGTTTAGATCTTGAACTTCATAATAATCAGACTCGGGAGCGTATTTCCTATGCTGCTGAGAAGTGTATGGATTTATTAAGTAGTGCTTATGGTAGTCCATGTATAGTTTATTCAGCTGCTTGGTTTATTAATGCCTATGTTGGCTCACAGTCATGGTATAACAAATACTGGTGGTGGTTAGCAAATTATTTATATGCTAATCCTCTCACTGGTTACGCAGAAGAGCACCCCGGTCCAGTAGTTCTACCTTTAGGAGTGTCTCTGGAACGTACCTTGATACATCAGACTGCCGGTAAATATAATGCGGATGGTTTTGGTGTTCAATCTAAGAATATTGATACTGACAGGTGGATAAAAGGATTAGCTCATTTGGTGAAATTCGCAAAATCTGTGAGTCTCTCCTCTGAAGAGATTCTTTCACGTTTGACCGTAGCTCATAAAGAATTATTTCCAGAATTATTTAATGTATAAGGAGAAAGAAATGACAACGCTTATGGACGAAGTTGTAGTTTATGGTGGTTCTGGTGGACCGCTTAAAAACGGTATACCTGTACGTAATGCTGTAAAAGATGGTGATCTAGGTTATGCTACAAATGGCGATCGCTTGTTAATGGCTCGAGATTTGACCGACCAGCAATGGCATCGAGGTTCCTTCGCGCGCGTGACAAAGTTAAATGGTGATTTATTGTTTTCTTCGGAGAGTGGAGAAAATTGGATGGAGCGTCAGGGTCATTTGCGATTGGTAGTTTATGATGTTCCTGGACCGGTACCGACTCCTGAACCTGTACCCTCTGGTGTTAGCGATGCACAATTTGGTGCAGCGGTTAGGACGGTAATTTTGTTTGTAAAGCAGGTATTAAAATAGATTAAGGAGAAAGAAATGGTAGCGCCTCAGAAAGTTATTAAACAGCCAAAGAAAAAACGCGCTCCAGGAAGAACAGTCGAATCCAGAGAGAATCAATTGATATCTAAGGCTGTTGATTTAGCTGAAAAGCAACTTACTGAGGGGAATGCATCTGCTCAAGTAATTACTCACTATTTAAAACTAGGTTCTACAAAAGAACGTTTGGAAAAAGAGAAGTTAGCAAATGAAAATAAGCTCCTTCAAGCAAAAACTGATGCGCTTAAATCTATGAAAAAAGTTGAGGAGCTTTATTCAGAAGCATTAGAAGCCATGCGTTCTTATAGCGGAATCGCAGAGAATAATGAGGAACCAATTGATGATTAGAACTTACAGTGAGTTGCAAAAACTTATAACCTTTGAAGAACGATATAATTATCTTCGTTTAAAAGGTGAAGTTGGAAAATCTACATTTGGTTATGATCGTTATTTAAACCAGACGTTATATAGATCAAGACGATGGAGAAGAGTACGAGACGAAGTGATTATTAGAGATGAAGCATGCGACTTAGGAATCTATGATTTTATAATAGTGGATAAAATCATTATTCATCATATGAATCCTATTAGTAAAAAGGATATCGAATTAAATAGTAATGATATTTTTAATCCTAATTATTTAATTTGTGTATCTGAAAGAACGCATCTTGCTATTCATTACTCTGACGAGGCTCTTCTTCAACAAAAGCCTATTATTCGTCGTCCTAACGACACTGTTTTTTGGTAAGGAGATTACATGGATAGTATTTTAATTACTACTAAGAAGTTTTTAGGGGTTGAAGACGATTATTCTGGTTTTGATAATGATATTATTCTTTGCATTAATACCGCGTTTATGTCTTTAAATCAATTGGGTGTTGGTCCTCCTGAAGGCTATAAAATAGCATCTACTAATGAAGATTGGGAAGAAGTTTTAGGAGTAGTTTTAAATTTAGAAGGTGTTAAAAGTTATGTTTGTCTAAAAGTAAAATTGCTTTTTGATCCTCCGACTAATTCTTTTTTAATTGATGCTATTAAAAATCAGATCACTGAACTAGAATGGCGATTAACCGTTCAAGCAGAGCCGCCTGTAGTTTAGGAAAGGTATATTTATGTTAAAACAAGTAAAACATTCCGGTGTTCTAGGTATGAAGTGGGGTGTTCGAAAGTCTACTTTGCTAAAAGGTAGTAGCGATCATCTTAATTATTCTGCAATCAGAACTAAAAAACTTAAAAACATGAGTGATGAAGAATTACAGACTGTTGTAAAGAGGATTAAGCTTGTTCATGAGTATAAAAGGGGCTCTGTTGTTAGTAGCAAGGTTCTTAAAGCAAAGACCATGAGCAACGAAGAATTAGAAAGCGCAAATAAAAAGAATCGCCTAAAAACAAGACTTCTTAAAGAGCAATTTCTTAGCGGTCTTATGAAATTTAAAGAAGTTAATAAAATGAGCGATTCTCAAGTTGATAAAATGCTACAAAGATTGAATTTAGAAAAGGAATTTAAATCTATAGCATCAGCAGATATACAGTCAGCGTCAAAGTTTTTAAGTTTTTTTCTTGGAGCATTTTAATAGGTAAAAATCATGACTTTATCAAATACTGCTATTCCTATTTATTATGGACAATTTCGTGATAAAGTTCTTAGTGGAGAAATCCCAGTTTGCAGAGAGATTTCAATGGAGATGAATAGGATAGATCAATTAATAGAAAATAGGGGCGTCTATTATGATGATCTAGCTGTTGAAGGTTTTGTTCGATTTTGCGAAAAAGAACTGACTCTTACAGATGGCAGCGATTTGATTTTGCTTGATAGTTTTAAGTTGTGGGCTGAACAAATTTTTGGATGGTATTACTTTATAGAAAGAAGCGTGTACGAACCTGGTCCAGATAATAGAGATGGACGATATATTCGTAAGATGATTAAAAAAAGGCTTATAAATAAGCAATATTTGATCGTCGCAAGAGGAGCAGCAAAGTCTATGTATGCTTCATGCATACAAAACTATTTTTTAAATGTTGAAACAGCAACAACCCATCAGATAACTACTGCCCCAACAATGAAGCAAGCTGAAGAAGTTCTATCTCCAATAAGAACCTCTATTACTAGATCGAGAGGTCCTCTTTTTAGATTCTTAACCGAAGGATCTTTGCAAAATACAACTGGTTCCAGAGCAAATAGAGTAAAACTTGCTTCTACTAAAAAAGGAATCGAAAATTTCTTAACTGGTTCGCTTCTTGAAATTCGTCCAATGTCTATAGACAAACTTCAAGGTCTTCGACCATTTGTATCCACTGTTGACGAATGGTTATCTGGAGATATTAGAGAAGATGTTGTCGGTGCAATTGAACAAGGTGCTTCAAAACTAAATAATTATCTTATTGTTGCTACAAGTTCTGAAGGAACTGTCAGAAATAGTAGCGGTGATACTATAAAAATGGAACTTCTGAATATATTAAGAGGTGATTATGTAAATCCACATGTATCTATCTGGTACTATAGGTTAGACGATCTTAAAGAAGTTGCTAATCCTAGGATATGGTTAAAAGCTAATCCTAATATTGGACGAACTGTTTCTTATGAAGCATATCAGTTAGATGTGGAAAGAGCAGAAAAGGTTCCTTCTGCTAGAAACGATATTCTTGCTAAAAGATTCGGAATTCCAATGGAAGGTTATACATATTTCTTTACCTATGAAGAAACATTACCTCATAGACGTAGAGATTTTTGGAATATGCCTTGCGCGCTTGGATTCGATCTTTCTCAAGGAGACGATTTCTGTGCTTTTACATTCTTATTTCCATTACCAAAAGGAGACTATGGCGTAAAGACACGATGCTACATTTCATCTCTTACTCTAAAGAAGCTCCCCGGTGCTATGAGAGCTAAGTACGATCAATTTCTTGAAGAATCTAGTTTACAGGTTTTAGAATGCACCGTTCTAAATATGATGGAGGTATACGATGATCTCGACGCTTTCATAGCCAGCTCTAGTTACGATATAAGATGCGTTGGATATGATCCATACAACGCAAAAGAATTTATAGAGAGATGGGAAAGGGAAAATGGTCCTTTCGGAATAGAAAAAGTAATACAAGGGGCTAAAACAGAGTCTGTTCCTTTAGGCGAGTTAAAGATTCTATCTGAAGAACGGATGTTACTCTTCGATCAAGAACTAATGAGTTTTGCCATGGGTAATGCTATTACTATTGAAGACACAAATGGCAATAGAAAGCTTTTGAAGAAGAGGTATGATCAAAAGATCGATCCCGTTTCGGCAATGATGGATGCCTATGTAGCATATAAAGCAAATACACAAAATTTTGAATAGATTATAATTTAAAAATAAGGAGGTGGTGCATAGTGCCAGACTCATTTGCTGAACGTGTTAAAAATGCATGGAATGTTTTTAGATATGGCAAAGATTTTTATTTAAGAGATCTTGGACCTGGTTCTAGTTATCGTCCTGATAGATTTAGAATGTTATTAACAACAGAACGTTCTATGGTCTCCTCAATTTATACTAGAATAGGAATAGATGCTTCTGCCATACCAATTCGGCATGTTCGTCTTGATGAGAACGAACGTTTTAAAGAAGTTATTAATTCTGGTTTAAACAATTGTCTCGCGTTAGAGGCAAACATTGATCAAACAAATCGAGCTTTTATTCAAGATGTTGCTATGTCGATGTGTGATGAAGGAAGTGTTGCTATTGTTCCTGTTGACACGGTTGGAAATCCAAACATTTCCAGTTCTTTTGATGTTTTAACAATGAGAACTGGAAAAATTATTCAGTGGTATCCAGAAGCCGTTCGTGTTAGTTTATATAATCAGTCAACAGGAAATAAAGAAGATATAACGCTTTCTAAAAAAACTATTGCTGTTATAGAAAATCCTCTTTACTCTGTTATGAACGAACCAAACTCCACATTAAAACGTTTAATAGAGAAACTTAATCTTCTAGACGCAATAGATTTGCAAAGTGGATCTGGGAAACTTGATTTGATTATTCAATTGCCTTATGTTATTAAGACACAAACTAGAAAAGATCAAGCTGAAATAAGACGTAAA